CCATAGCAAATTTCATATTGTGATAGTGAATTAATTTGAGCTTTTAAATCTCTTCTAATAATTACTTTAGTAATATTTGAAGTGATTGCAGTATCAGTTTTATCAATTGTTTGTAAAACTTTGCTATATTTAAATCTAGATCCAAAAGCATTCAATTCTGTAGATTGTGAATATAGATTTAGTGAATTTATAACTCTTGATTGTAGACCATTAATGCTATCGACCAAAGAGGAATTATAATAAACCGCCGAATCTATCTCAACATAAAGTATTTTTAAATCAATAATTTCTGGACTAATTCCAGTAACTGTATATAATTTAAGTTTATTTTTTATTTGCTGCTTATCAAAATCTGATACGTATGTGCCATTTTTTGGTTTTATGCTAATAAAAACTTTTCCAAATGCTGGAGGAGATAGTTCTTCACCACCACCTACAGATACCGATTCTGTTTCTGCATAAATTTTTGATTTTATAATTGATTCATAATCTGAAGCAGTTACTGCTCTATATTGAGATGAATAGAGTCTTGGTGCAAAATTTTTAATTGAATCAATTGATTCAATATCAGATCCATTTTGAGCACTCTGTATTGTCGTGACTGTAATCGTATTGGTTGGAATCGTTATAAGATCTGAAGAATCTTTTAAACTCCCCGCAAAAGAAAAAACATTAGCGCCATTACCTTCTTTTCCATCTGTAACAATATAAGTTACTGTTATAACTGCATTGTTTTCAAGTTTTTTTCCAATAATACCATCACCAAAAAGAATTTCATATTTTTCATCTATAATTTCTTGAATTAAAAAAATCTCAGAAGTTGATCTAACTTCAAAAATATTGTCAACGAGAGAATATGGTCTGCCTAATCCACTATCACTTGCACCTTTCACATATACTCTAATTGTTGTTGTATCAATGTAAGAATTATCTAAAATAAATCTTTGATCTAAAGATCCGTTAACTGTAAATATTTTCTTTAAAAATGTTCCCTGTCTTATTGTTAAATTTGAAAATGTCGCTGTTCCATTTATAACTGAAGCAGTTGTATTATCGGGTATAGAAAAAAGATAAGAACTCCCCGATGATGATCCAGTACATACCAATCCTGCCTGTAAAGTAACTGTTGAAGGATATATCGTTGGATTAAGACTTTTAGGGTTTACTGATATTGGAAATGATACTACAGCACTTGCGGCAGTTCTGGAACGAGGAACATATCCAATATTTCTTGCCAATGCCACTACATTTTCTCTTAAAGTTGCAGAGTCTATAAAAGACTCATTTGCAACCATATTTGAGTTAAATGCAGTAATATATGTGTTGTATGCTAAAATATCAATTAGTACTGAAAAATTAGACCCCTCAAAATCAAAATCCGTAAAATTAGAATTTGCGCGGAGATATGATTTAATAGAGGTCTTTATTTGATCAAAATCTAAATTAGTAAACTTAGTAAAAGGCATTTTATCTTGTTGCCTCTAATATGAAAGAAAATTGTTGTGTGGGAATTTCTTGTCCGATAATATCAAAAATAACAGAAACTTCAAATGTATTTGTATCTGGACTTGGATCTACTCGAACTCTCAAATCTTGAACTCTTGGTTCATAGTTAGATACAGCGTTTATTATTTGATCTTGAATAATTGATGCTGTAGCAGCATCAACAAAATCAAATAAACTTGATCTTACATCTGATCCCAATAAAGGATTGAAAAATCTTTCATTGGGTATTGTTTCTACCAAATTTCGAATAGAGCGAATAATCGCTGTTTGATTTTTCAGAACAGGTAAATCCTTAGTCACGGGATGCGGGACAAAGGATAAACTAATATCTTTAAATGATCTAGATATCCTTGTTACTGACATCGGACATAAAATTTCTTTATTTATTTATGTTGATTCCATGAAGATCCATATGATGGTTCTGTGCCATATTCCCAATCATCATAGTCTTCATCATTGCGAATTTGTTGATGCAATTCAGATTGTTCTTTTAAATGATGTTTTTTACCAATATCATCATGCATAATCTCTTGAATAACTTTTTTTTCTTGAAGATTTGAGTAATCTGTTATGAGTTTATTTGTACCCCACATTTGGTACATGTAGTCTTGGTCTCTATCAACTGGTAAATTGGACATTTTAGCTCCTGTTTTAACTGAATAAAACAGAACTTTTATAAAGGAGGTTGCTATCTCCTTATTTCTATTTAACGTTCGACCTCTCTGAGCATATAAGAGTCAGAATCTAAGTATTTTAATATTTCTAAGGCAATTAAACGAGGATTTCCTTCTCCACAAGTGTAAACATCCACTGCCAAACAACCATTTTCTGGCCAAGTATGACATGAAACATGACTTTCTGACAATGCAATCACCACAGTACACCCTTGTGGCAAAAAACAATGTGAAAAAGTATTCAGAATGGTCATTTTTGCACGTTGAATGCCTTTAATCATGACGTTTTGTAGAGAATTTACGTCATTAATCAGATCAAAATCAACATCATACACCTCTAGGAGCAGGTGTTTGCCCATTGAAAACTGTTCCAACTCAATTTTTTCCAAAAAATTTATTTATTTCATAAAAAAATGACCCAAATTGGGTCATTTAGTATTATTTTTATCCTTTACCCTGACCTCTGTACTTCTTACGTGCTCCATTGCGAGACGAAGCGGCGTATTTAGTTCCATTTCCGTCTCCTTGACGAGACTTTTTCGGTGGTCCAGGACTATAAGAACTATGCTTATTCAATCCGCCTTTTGCTTTTACTGCCATATATTGTCCTCTAGTAAAATTTCAGTTTCAATATCAGATGGATTTGGAGAACCTGTCTGATAATACTCAATTGACAGATCTTCCATAGTATCAAAGTACTCTTCCTCTGTGAGAGAAGTATAAATTCTTCTCCCTTTGCAGAGAATATTATACCGTTCGTTAGCCATTCTATCAGATAATTCTTGATTTTTCGTGCCCAACTCTGATACGAGGATCGCACCAGATTTCAAAGCCTGCTTCCTTAGCATCCAAACAGAAAGATACGTCTTCTCCACACATATCTTGAACATCACCAGATTCAAAGACTTGCATTTTAGGTGCAAACCAAGGATACTTCATTTCAGAGTGTTCAAAAACTCCGTGCTTAATTAGAAGCCATCCAAAACCTGTATAATCTACAGTGAAAGGTCTGCGACGCTTTGAGATACTTTCAAGTGTTTCATGATTCATAACACCGCCATTGTTGCGGAAATCATCTTCTTCCAACCAGTGTGCAACAGAAGTTGTATGACCGTCTTCGGTGCAATACCAACCTGCAGCAATGTCCTTATCCATTAGAACAAGTTGCCAGAAATTTTCAGTGGTAAACACAATATCACTATCAATCCATAATTGCCAATCATATTTTAATTTGCCGTCCCAGGGAATCTGATTCGGTCCTCGCAGAACATTCGCACCTAAGCACTTGCATCTTGCAAAGTTTACCATTGATGAATAATCTTGCGAGATTTGAATGTTTGCTCCGTTTTGTACAAGATCAAAACAAAGTTGTACAAAATTCTTCAAATAGGTGTAAGAAACACCACGTCCAGGAAGACAGAAAACAACTGACTTGCCTCTGATCATTTCCCTTGCTAGATTGTAGTCCCATTCTTCTTGTGATTTATTCACAACGGGGGCTTTTGCTTTAACTGTAAATCCTTTAGCCATAAAGATAAGTTGTTTACTTCAGTATCATACAATATTATGTAGCAGTTGTCAATCAGTCTCTATCTGATAGAATAACTTCATTACCTTCGAGTACGATTTTAATTTCCGTATCTTCGTACCAAGAAAGTTCATTAATAATCTGTTCTGGAATTACGATATAATACTCTCCAGTAATTGGATCGACTTTAACGGGCTCGAAAATATCTCCGGAATTTTTTCTCATTTTTGTATAATATTCAACCTTTTGATAACATTATATATTCTCCGGAATTTTTTGATTAGAGAGATATTGAGAGGTCGATCTGGGTCGTTTATAGCTTATGGGGACCCATCGAATTTATAACGCGGTCGCGCTAGGGGGCAACCGCCATCAATACCCTGCCCAACACGAACGACTGCCCCCCACGAACGCAGGGGGCAGGGGGCAGGGTCAGAAGCGGACTGCCAGATCAGAATGCCCGACGCGCTGCATCAGACGATCGCGGGCGGCGGCGATACGGTCGGCGCGATGCTGTGCCTTGGCGTTGGCGATGGCGCTATCCAGATCAGCGACCATCGCCTTGCCGATGCCGCCGACAGCGTTCAGGGTCAGACCAGCGCCGACGCAGCGATCACCCGAACCCTGAGAACGCCCACGCGATGTGAGGGTGTGGTCGCCGTCATCAGCACGAACAGTCTGCACACCGCCAGAGGTGCCATGAGACTGAGACCCACGCATCCAGGTCTCACCCTTACGGGGACCGCGACGGGGAAGGCGGGTGATGGTGTAGGTCATGGGGTGGGGTGGTGAACTGAGAGAATTGTACAGGGTCGGCGGCAGGGGGTCAACCCCACTGCATCTGGCGAACGTCGTTGCGATGTGCCTCAGCATACTGGGCGGCGATGGCGGTAGCGGGCACACCCCAGTGAATGTAGGCGGCGGGGCGGGATCCGTTCTTCAGTTGATCAGCGCGGGAGATCCATTTGATCTGGCGGGTCTCCAGGTCAGAGCACATGCAGAGGGGGAAGCGCATCGGGTGTCGTTTGAACTGAGAGTATTGTAGACCCCCCACCCGCGTCAGCAGGCAGGGGGTGGACGGTTTTAGAATTGGATCGCTTCGAAGTGGGCAGCGGCATCCGCGATGTTCTCCTGCTCAATCCCATCCACAAGGGTCTCCAGGATCTGCAGGATCTCATCCCCATTGCTGCCACGGCGGAGCAGGGAGATGGCAAGGTTAGCGGTCATGATGGAAGGAAAGTAAAAGGTCAAAGGGTAGAAGGGTCAGGCGGCGATCAGGACATCATCCTCCCAGCGGGCGGAGCTCAGGATCTCATCGTAGATCCGATCCGCGACCTGATCAACGTAGCGGCGCTCATCTGCCTTCATAATGGCGGCGCGGCACTGGGCAGCGATCTCATCAATGCTGAGGGCGCGGTCGGTGGCGGGGTTGTAGCGCATGGGTCGTTTGCGGTTGACTTTAGAATTCTAAGGGGTCAGGGGGTCGGGTCTGACCCCCACTGTGCCAGTTGATCAATCGGCATAGAGGCGCTGGAAGTCATCCACAAACTCCCGTGCCTGATCGCCGCTCATCTGGGAGATCATCTCACGGGCGACGGTCTCCCAGGAGAAGTCGTCTGCCAGATCATAGATGGCAGACCGTGCCTGAGAGGCGGTCAGTTCGGAGGCGGTGATCTGAGCGTAGGTCATGGGTTGGTTGGTTGAACTGAGAGTATTGTAAGGGGTCAGGGGTGCTCAGTATGCCAGGAGTGTGCGGTTTGCCCACTGTCCACGGCTCAGGTCGCGGTTGAACAGCAGGGGCAGCATGTCACGGCGGCGGCAGGGATAACCTGCAACGCTGCCCGACTGCCACTTAACGATCGCGGTACGGGTCAGGGGCGACAGGATGATGGCATCACAAGCGGAGCTGCCCTGGCAGTCTACGTTAAGGAAAACGGGCAGGTGATCCAGGAGGAAGTTCAGCATGGTGGGGTTGTTTGCTGTTGAGAGTATTGTAGGGGGTTGGGGGGTCAGAATCCTGCCTGCTGTTCCAGTTCGTCAAGTGGCACACGGTTCCAGGCACTGAACAGGGTGACATGATCCAGAACGCGCCCCATCGTCTCAGGACCAGTCTGGGGGTCGTCCAGGACCTGATCCATGCCGATGCTCATCAGGCGGTGGATCACGGCGTAGGTCTCCTGGCTGATGGTGATCTCCATAGGGGTCCGTTGCGGTTGAGAGTATTGTAGGGGGTGGCACCCCTCAGAACGCCACCAGCTGGTCCAGATCCCATTGCGGCACAGTCTGAACGGTGCCGCCACAGTTCTTCCGCAGCCAGGCATTGACATGCTTGGTGGTGGTGGTGCTCCATTTGAAGGCGGTACGCATCCAACCCTTACCAGGCACAATAGCGGCGACGGGTTGATCATAGGAGAACAGGATGCAGGTCCCGTCTGCCAGGGTCACCTCAGTTTGGTTGCTGCCGACTTGCTGGACTTTCATGGTGGGGTCGTTTGAACTGAGATCAGTATAAGGGGTCAGCGGTGCCCTTTGGGGCAGGGAGTGGACAGTGCCTCAGGTGTCCTCATCCTCCCCCAGAATGAACCCATCAACCCATCCTGCTGTGTATCCGTCATCTTTGGTGAACAGGCGGATCTTAAGAAGTTTGGCGATTGCAAAGGGCAAACCGATCACCAGGGCTCCAGGGATGAGAATGGCAAGCAGTTCGGTCATGGGGTTCCTTTGAACTGAGAGTATTGTAGCGGGTCAGCGGGCGATCAGGTCGCCTGCAGTGTACAGTGCCTGAGCTGTCACAGTGCGGACGGGGCGGATCGGTTCCCAGAGCAACCACAGCAGCAGAGCACCAACGGTCAGGCGGAGCATGGTAGCACGGTGAAAGTCAGCGGAGCGGGAACGGGTCAGGGATCGCATCAGGGTGCCAGGTGAGCAGGGGATCCACAGGAACGGTAGAAGTCTACCATGCGCTCCGCTTCCTCAAGGGTGGGGAACCATTGCGACCGCCACTCACAGGCATTGTAGGGGACCTGGTAGCGGACTTCGTAGCGGGTCAGTGCCATGGGGTTCGTTTGAACTGAGATCAGTATAAGGGGTCAGGGTGCCAGGTCTACGGGGTGTGTGCCAGTTCAAAAGGTGGCACAGGGTGGCTGGTCAGGGGGTGCTGAGGATCTATACTAAGGTCACAAGCGAAGGAGGGGCGGGGTAGCCCTGAGGACGAAAAAGGTCGTCACGGGAGCAGCCTTGAATTAAAAAGGGAAGCATAAAAAGGGGGGCGTCACCGCCACCCCAGGAAGGTGGCAGGGTTGCCGTAGTCTCCGATCACGATGCCATTGTGGCGGACCTCAGCGTACCCGTACTCCTCCGACAGGGAGTAGCACAGATCCCAGGCACGGTCCTCATCGGTGGTGGTGTTCTCCCAGGGAGCGGAGGGGCAGATCACGTCGTAGCGGGTCATGGGTCGTTTCGTTTGGTATGCCTTAGTATTGCACCGATTCAGGCGATCCACAAGGGGGGTTGTGCCAGTCTCTCAACTGGCACACTGAAAGCGTCCGCTGTTGAAGTTAGCGTTACTGAAGACCTCACGATTCACGAGTTTGAACATACCAAACTCATTGGTCATGACATAACCTTCTGCATCGATTCTGTTGCCGTAGAGATAAGC